ATACCACCATGTTGAAAACCAGAATCATTTCCAACAGTAAGTGTATCACTAAAATAATTACTTTGACTAGAACCTGATTGGCTAGAACCACCACCACTAATTTTATTATAATAATACCCTGTTTTATATGCAGTAGTTATAAAAGAACTTCCATTGTCAGTTGAAAGTCTACCTCGTAACGACACACCATCAGTTACAGGGTCAAGACCACTATACCTTAATTGAAAAATATCATAAGTATCAGTTATATATGTACTGTTAAAATTAGCAGTTGCTGTACTTGAAGTAATATTTGTAGTAATTAATTTAACTAAACCACCTGCACCACTTACTGTACCTGTAAATGCATAAGTATCGGCTAGGTTCATTGATTCAGCTTGTATTTTACTTAATGGCATAATCTATTCCTTTGGGTATTTATCCTTTACTGCTTTAATTGTTTTTTTCCAACCATCTATTCCATTATGATATATATCATCTAATTGGTCTACAATACTTGGATACTCATCTGCTCTTTTATATTGATATACATTAGGGTCTTTCCATGCTTTTACTTTAGTCCAATCTATAGTAACTTCTTTATTGTCTTTGTCTGTTGCAA